CAAGGCCGAGGAGGAGCGCCGCGCGGCGGTCAAGGCGGCCACCTGACCCTAAAAACCCGGGCGTCGCCAGCCGGCGACGCCCCATCCGCAGCGTCGGGAGACGCCGCATCCCTAGACGGAGGTCAGGCCGATGCCTGCGAATTTCGAGAAGGTCGAGTCCATCACCCGCATCGCCGGGGGCGATTACTCGCAGCCCGGCGTGGGCCAATACCGCTTCTGCGTGATCAACCCCAACAGCGTGGTTCCGGCCACTGGGCTGGACAATCCCGGCCTGTGGTATGGCTCCGCCCAAGGTCCGGCGCCGATTGCGGGCGGCAACGTGATCGTCAACACCTCGGCCGGCGGCGCCTGCTTCGGCGTGCTGCTCGGCAAGGCCCGCGCCGGTGAGGCGATCGAAGTCGGCGTCGGCGGGCGGCTCTTGGTGGTGTGCGGCGGCACGGTCGCGGCCGGCGACAGCGTCGGCTCTGACGCGGCCGGCGCGGCGGTCACCCATTCCGGTTCCAACCACATCCTGGGCGTGGCCCTGGAGGCGGGCGTGGCCGGCGACATCATCTCGATCAGCTTCGACCGCGCCGGCACGGCGTAACCAACCCGGGAGGTTCTCCCTTAACCCCGCCAGCGTCGTGACGACGCCGGTTCCCTGAGATGGAAAGGACACCCGGACATGCCCGGCAACCCTTCAGTAGGCGACGTCCACGTTAATGCGCCGCTGACCAATGTGTCAGTGGCCTATATCCAGGACGCAGCCAATTTCGTCGCCGACCGGGTGTTTCCGAACATTCCGGTCACCAAGCAGAGCGACCGCTACTTCACCTATAGCCGCGCCGACTTCAACCGCGACGAGATGGAAGTGCGCGCGCCCGGCACCGAGAGCGCTGGCAATGGCTACGACCTGGACTCGACCCCGACCTACTACTGCCCGGTCTATGCCTTCCACAAGGACATCGCCGACCAGATCCGGTCCAACACCGACAACCCGCTGTCGCCCGACCGTGACGCCACCATCTTCGTCACGCAGAAGGCGCTGATCCGGCGCGAGGTGACCTTCGCCCAGAAGTATTTCGGGCCGGGCATCTGGAACTACGGTTCGCTGGGCGTTTCCTCGGCGCCTGGGGCAAACCAGTTCCTGCAATGGGACAACGCCAACTCGACCCCGATCGAGGACATCCGCAAGGGCCGGCGCACGGTGCAGGAAGCCACAGGCTTCAAACCCAATATCGGCCTGATGGGCAAACTGGTGTTCGACACCCTGATCGACCACCCGGAATTTATCGACCGGATCAAGTATAACTTCGCCCAGGGCGTCGCCGCCGTGGCCAACGAGCAGATCATCGCTCAACTGTTCGGCCTCGACGAGGTGCTGGTGATGGAGGCGGTCTATAACACCGCCAAGCGCGGCGAGAGCGAAGCCTCCCGCTTCATCGGCGGCCCGCACATGCTCCTCGCCTACCGCACCAAGACGCCAGGCATCATGGTTCCTTCGGCCGGCTATACCTTCTCCTGGAATGGCTGGATGGGCGCCACCGGCATGGGCCACCGCATCAAGTCGTTCCGGCGGGAGAAGCTGGAGAGCGACCGAGTCGAAATCCAAATGTCGTACGACCAAAAGGTCGTCGGTGCGGACTTGGCTTGGCTGTTCGAGAACGCCGTCAACAATCCCGAATCGGCCTGATCGGAGCGTTCACCTGTGGCGGCCGGGAAACTGGCCGCCACTAGCGAGCGCTCTGAAGGTTGAACCCCATGGCCATGCGATTTCGCGAAGCCTTTGACGAAACCCGGTCCTTCGTGGTCCGGCGCGACCTGCGCCTGAGCGGCCAGCCCGTCGCCGTGGGCGGCGAGTTCCCGAAGGAGGCGGTCACCCCGCAGCGCCTGCGCCAACTGTTCAACCAGCGCGCCATCGCCTATCCGGACGAGACCGGCGTGGAGATGGCCAGGGCTCCGGCCCCCGCCCGTTGGCGCCCGACGCTGGTCAGCGCGCCGCCTGCGCCCGTCTCCACCGCCGACCCCAACCGCCTCGGCGCCCATGTGCCGATCCCGGAGGACTGGCGCGCCCTGCGCTGGCCTAGGCTGTTGCATCTCGCCAGCTACTTCAAGGCCGAGCGGGTAATGACCAAGGCCGAGGCCATAGCCCTGATCGAAGCGGAGTTGCAGAGCCGTGGGCTTGCTTGACGGTCAGATCGCCAAGGCCATCTACAGCGGCTTCCGCGGCAAGCTGCAGCGCGGGACGCTGTGGCGGCCGGTGACGGCGGCCAGCGGCGGCCTGGACGCGCGCGGCGACCCGATCGTGCTCTCGCCGCTGAGCTGGGCCTGCCAGGGATTTCAGGACGAGTATTCCGACGTCTACAAGGTCACAGTCGGCATTCCGATTACCGACGTGCGCATCAACCTGTTCGCCGCCTCGCTGCCGTCCGGCATCGCGCCGCAGAAGGACGACAAGGTGCACATCGCCGGCCAATGGTGGCAACTGCGCAAGGTGACCACCGACCCGGCCAAGGCCCTCTGGATCGCGCCGGGCTTCGCCTGCAAGGACCCGACGTCATGACCGTGACCTGGGACCAGGGGCCGATCGACGCCAAGATGCGCGAGGCCGCCTTGCGCGCGGTGGTGGCCGGGGTCGAGGCGATCGTCACCGAAGGCACGCGCCTGATCGCCTCGCCGCCGAAGACCGGGCGCATCTACACCCGTCGCGGGATCAAGCACCAGGCCTCCGCCCCGGGCCAGCCGCCCGCCACCGACACCGGCATGCTGATGGCGTCCGGCAAGGGCATCTATCCCGATCAGCAGGGCCTGTTCACCGTCACCGGCTGGGCCAACTGGTCCACCGCCTATGCGCGGTTTCTCGAGTTGGGGACCGAGAAGATGGCGCCCAGGCCCTACGCCCGGCCTGCGCTCGATACCTGCGCGCCGGTGTTCATCGCCGCGCTCGCGGGCGAACTGCGCGTCAATGGGGGCGGGCGATGAGCGTGGTGGAGGCCCTCGACCTGGCCGGCCCGCTGAGGACCGCGATCCTCAGCAACGCTGAGGTCACCGCGCTCTTGGGCGTCTGGGAAGGCGAGCCGGCCATCTTCACCCGCCGCCCGGTTCCCACCGACGCGCCCTATCCCTTGATCGCGATCGGGCCGGACATCTCGATCGGCAACATGGACGGCCTGACCATGCGCCTGCCGATGCCGCGGCGGGATATCTTGGTCTATGGCCAGCAGCCGGACGATTACCGCACGGTGGAGGCGCTGGGCTATCTGTTGCGCGCGCAGTTCCACCGCCAGCGCTTTTCCGTCGATCTGTCGCCCGCCTATTCGGTGATCGACATCGTCTGCACCGGGCCGATGGAGGCGCCGGTCTCGGACGACTCCCTGGTTGGCCGCGCGCTCCTGCTACAGCTTCGGCTAAAGGAGGTAGCGACTTAGCCGTGAACCTGACACTCTCCTGCGCGCTGGCCGCTCGGCCGATTTGCAGAGGAGCCCGCCCACCCCGCGCCCTGGGCAAGCGCGCTCCGCAGCGTCGTGATGACGCCGCAGCCTTCAAACGGAGCCCCCTATGACCGTGAACGCAGCCGGCGGCGCCCGGTATTTCCTCGGCACCACTGATCTCGCCACCACCGTCGATCAATTCGCCGCCGACAGCTATGTCGAGGTGGGCGAGATCGAGGACCTCGGCCAGGTCGGCGACGAAGCCTCGGTGATCACCTTCACCTCCCTGCAAGACGGGCGGGTTCGGAAGTTCAAGGGGCCGCGCGACGCCGGCACCATGACCATCGTCTGCGGCGACGACACCTCGGATGAGGGTCAGGCGGCGATGGTGGCGGCGCAGGAGACCAAGTTCGACTTCAACATGAAGGTTATCTTGAACGACGCCATCACTCTCGACGGCACGCCGACCATTCTCTACTTCTACGGCAAGGTGATGGGTGACCGCCGCAACATCGGCAACGTCTCCAACATCGTCAAGATGACCTTCAACATCGGCGTGAACTCCCCGATCCTGGTGGTTCCGGCGACCTAAGGAGACCTGACAGGACATGGCGGACACCCCAACCCCCGGCGCCGGCGATGTAGACATTGTGCTTGGCGCCCATACCGTGACCCTCAAGTGCAGCGTCGGGGCGGCGCTCTCTTTGGGGCGCGCCGGGGGCGGCATCGCGGCGGTGCTGCGCAAGGTGTTGGATTTGGACCTGGACGCGATCGTCGCCACCATCGCCGCCGGCACCGGCAAGGCGTCCAAGGACCTGCCGGACTTGGTCTATGCCCAAGGCATCGACACTGTCGCCTCGCAGTGCGTGACCTGGCTGTATTACCTGCGCAATGGAGGCAAACCCCCTCAAGCCATGACGGAGGGTCAGGATGAGGAAAACCCTCCGCAGAGCTGATCTCGGCCGAGGAGTTCTATCTGGAACTCGCGCGGCTCGCCATGGGCCGCTTAGGCTGGACGCCGGACGTGACCATGGCCGCTGACCCGCAAATGGTGCTCCTGGCCATCGAAGGCCGCGACGACTTCGAATATGACTTCCGGGCATGGCTCTACAGCGCCCAGGGGGCCAAGGTCCCGCCGCGTCCCCGGCGCGGGGCGCCCAAGCCCAAGGTGACCTGGAAGCAGTTCCGCGCCTTCGTGCAGAGCCATAACGCCGCTCTGGCCAGGGCCGAGAAGACTGGGGTGAAGCGAGGGGCCTATGCCTGATCCGCCGATTGGCTCCATCTCGGTCGAGGTCACCGCCGACCTCACGCAATACAATGCCCAATTGGCCGAGGCCAAGGCCAAGGCGGTCCAGACCGACGCCGAGATCACTGGCGCGCTGAACAAGAGCGCGAGCGCGACTGCGAACCTCACCGACAAGCAGCGGGCGCTGGTCGCGTCCCTGATCAACGCCAACGCCACCGCCAAGGAAGCGGCGCAGGTGTTCGGCAAGAGCGCCGAATCGCAGCAACTGATGGCGGCGTTCTCCGAGGCCCTGGCGGCGTCGCAGAAGGGCGTGGCGAGTTCAGTAGGTCTCGCCACCCAGGCCGTGGGCCAGAACGCCCAGGCGATGCGCACGGCGGCGCAGGCGACCAATGAGGCGACGGGAGCGGCCTATGCGGCTTCCAAGGCGTTCGCCGACCAACTGAAAGCCGCCAAGGCCACCTTTGATCTCAGGGCCTCGCTGACCGCGCAGAAGTTCGGCGACGAGACCAAGGCCGCCCAAGCCGCCGCCAAGGCGGAAGAAGCCATCGCCGCCTCGACCTTCGCCTTTCGCCAGCGTCTGGCCAAGCAGCAGGGCGCGGAACTGGCGCGCGACGCCGCCGCCCAGACCGCCGCGCAGAAGGCGGAAGCCGCGTCCCTTGACGCCCTGCGCGCCAAACTCGACCCGCTGCTCACCGCCCGCTCCAAGCTGAACGCCGCCACCAAGGAGGCGGACGGGTTCCTGGCCAAGGGCGCGATCACCCAGGCCGAGCACGCCGCGGCGGTCACCATCGCGGAAAAGGCCTATATGGCCGAGGCCAAGGCGATCGAGCACGCCGCCGGGACTGCGATCAATTCTAGAGCCGCCTATGAGGGGCTGGTGCTGGTGCATGAGGCGCTCAGCGGCCGCTTCAGTCGCATGGCGTCCTCGGCGATGATCGAGGCGCAGCAACTGGCCGGGGCCGGCAAGACCGCGCAGTTCGTCACCGCCCTGATGAGCCCCTTGAGCCTGGCGATCGGCGCGGCGTCAGTGACCTTCCTGGGGGCTGCGGCGGCGACCTACGCCTATGACGAGGCGCTACGGAAACTGAACGTCACCGCCTCGGGCGTCGGGGCGATCGGCGGCCACACCGGCGCGCAACTGGAAAGCGCCGCGCAGAGCGCCACCGGACAGACCACCATCGACATCGGCGCGGCCAGGAGCGGGGCCGCAGCGTTCGCAGCCGCCGGCGTGCGCGACGCTGAGACGCTGAAAACCCTGATCGCGCTCTCGTCCGACTATGCCCAGCTCACCGGGCAGAAACTGCCGGACGCGCAGAAGGCCCTGGCGCGGGCGATGGAGGACCCGCGCAAGGGGGCGGCGGCGCTCAACAGCGAACTCGATTTCATGACCGCCTCGCAGGAACGCCAGATCCGGGTGATGGTGGAATCGGGCGACAAGATCGGCGCCCAGAGCGAGCTCACCCGGCTCCTGGCCCAGCGCACCCATGAGGCGGCCGACGCCTCGGGTGGCCTGCATTCCGGCCTGTCGCAGATCGGCACGGCGGCGGTCAACGCGCTGAAGAACTTCGCCCCGTTCCTGGCGGCGCTCGAGCGGTTCGACCAGTTGGGCGGAGGCAGCGCCAGCGCCGCAGCCGCGCAGCAGAAAGCCCGGATCGACGCGGCGCAACAGCGCATCCAGACCCGTGCGCAACTGGTGCAGCAGAGCCAACTGGGCGAGCAGGCGGCCGACACCACCCCGGAAGGGCGCGAGCAACTGAATTTCGAGGACCTGAAAGCGCGGGCCTCGCAATTGCAGCAGGGCGCCGCCGCCAGCGCCAAACTGGGCGACACGGCCGCCGCCCAGCGCCAGACCGCCGCCTATAACGCCGTGCGCGACGCGATCGGGCGGGTGACCGACGCGCACGGCAAATACATCACCCAGGCCGACCGCGAGCATCAGATCGTCCAGCTTCAGGTGCAGGAAGCCGAGGCGACCAAGAAGCATGACGCGGCGCTGAAGGGCAAACTCGCCACCCAGATCGAACTGCTGAAAGTCGGCGACAAGATCGAGACCAACGCCCAGGCCCAGCGCGCGGCGCAGGATGCGGGGGCTCTTGCCAGTGCGCGGGTGCGGACGCCCCGGGGACCGAAAGACACCTACCAGGACACCCTGGACAAGGCCAAGGAAGCCGCGGCGGGCGAGTTGCAACTGGCCGATGCTTACCTCAAGTCCGGCGGTGCGGCTTTGCAGGCCGAGGCGCAGATGAAGGCGCTGACCGAGGCGGTGGGCAAGAACTGGAGCCAGACGCGCATCGCGGCCCTGGCTCAGTCCGAGCTTAACGCCGAAGTCGCCAAGGCTGCGGCAGAGACCGCCAAGAAGGCGGTCGAACTGGAGGCCGAGACCGCCAGCCGCTCGAGGCTGGACGACGCCGTCGCCAAGGGAACCCTGACCCGCAAGGAGGCCGATCGGCAGATCGCCGAGGAAACCGCGATGCGGCCCCTGGAGATCGCCCTGACCCAGGCGTCCGGCGCGGCCAAGGCCGAACTGGCCAAGGTGCTGGAGCGGCTGAGAGCGGCGCAGGCCGCAGCCAATGCCGAGGCCGACCGGTCGCTGGCGATCGACAGCACCGCCAAGGACCGCGAGGAGATCGACCGGCTCAAGCAGAAGATCGCGCTTTTGAACGCGCCCAAGTCGGTGCAGACCGTCGAGACCGCCAAGCTGCAACGCGCGCAGGCCTTGGGTCCGGCCGGAGCCGCCACCCCCGAAGGCCAAGCCTCGATCGCCTCGGCCGGCGCGGTGGGGTCCGTCCAGGCGCAACTGGCGGCGGACGAGTGGATCAAGCGCGAGACCGCCGACCTCGCCAAGCAGACCGAAACCACCCTCGCCTCGGTCACCGCCAAGAAGCTGCAGACCGAGGCGCAGATGGGCGCCAAGCTGGCCACCGAGCTTCTCAACAAGGCCGTCGAACAGGGCATCGATCTGACCCCGGCCCAGATCAAGGCCATTCAGGACACCGCCGCCGCCTACGCCAAGCTGAGCAAGGCGGCCGAGGACTACCAGACGCGCCAGAAGTCGCTGCAGGACACCAACAAGCAGGTGGTGGACAGCGTCGAGGGCGAGATCGAGGGGCTGATCGACGGGACCAAGACCTGGAAACAGGCCCTGACCGACACCGTCAAGATGATCGACAAGGACGTGCTCAAGGCCACGCTCTCCGGGGAAGGGCCGATGGCCGGCCTCTTCGGCACGGCGCCGGGGCAGAAGGGCCAGGGCGGTCTCCTCGGCCAGGGCATCAATGCGATCGAGCGCCGGATTCCCGGCCTGCCCACCGGTGGGCCTTCCTCGGCCATGGACCGGCTCACCACCTCGGCCGACAACGCGGCGCGGGCGCTCAACCAGTTGGCCGGGACCGGCGCGCCCGGCTATGGCGCGAGCGGTCCTGGCGGCATCCTGGGCGGCTCCAGCGCACCTTTCGGCGGCTCGACCGGCGACTATTCCAGCTTCGTGCCGGCCAATGACACCCCGCCCGGCATCGTCGATTTCACCAGCCAGATCGGCCCCTTGTCCAATTCCATCCCGACGCTGGAGAACGGCGTTGCGGGCATGACGCCGAACACGCTGATGTCGTCCCTGCCCGACGTCCCAAGCATCGGCGGTGGCGGTTTGACCGGCATTCTGGGGGGGCTTGGCGGTGCGGGCGGCGGGGGGATCGGCGGCATCCTCGGCGGCCTCGCCGGCTCGCTCCTGCCGGGCCTGTTCGGCGGCTCCAGCAACGGCGCCATCGGCGGCAAGCCGGACGGCACGCAGGGCAACCCGTTTTGGGTGCAGTCGGCCGGCGGCGGCGCGGGCGGCGGGATGGGGGGCCTCGGCTCGCTGTTCGGTGGTGGCGGCGGTGGTCTCGGCGGGATGTTCAGTTCGCTGTTCGGCGGCGGGGGAGCGGCGGGCGCCTCGATCCCCATGGATCTCGTCGGCCTGATGCACAATGGCGGCGCGGTGGACGGCGGGGGGCTCAGGCCCCGCGCGATCCCGCACGACATGCTGCTGCGCGCGCCCAGGCTTCACAGTGGCTTGGAGCCGGACGAATTTCCCGCCATCCTGCAACACGGCGAACGGGTGATCCGCAAGGGCGGCAAGTCTCATGAGGGGCGCGGCGTGACGGTGCATAACCACTTCCATGGCGTCCACGACACCGGCGGCTTCAACCGCTCCTCGCGCCAGATCGCGCGCGAGACCAAGCGCAGGATGGGCGGGTGATGGCCGACGCGTTCATCGACGAATATCTGCCCGCCGCCATCCAGGGCATGCCGTGCCGCTCAAGCCCGCGGTTCTCCACCCGCATCGTCTTGTCCAAGTCCGGCGACGAGGGCCGCAACCAAAGCTGGAAAAGCCCGCTGCGCCGGTTCGTCTTGCCGGAAGCGGTGGGCGATCAAGAGGCGCTGGAGGCGGCGTTGGACTTCTGGCTGATCATGGGCGGCCCGTTCCACACCTGGCCGTTCCGCGACCCGTTCGACTTCGCCTCGGTGGCGCTGGAGGAGCCGAATGTTCCCCCCTCCACCTCGGGCCTGGACCAAGCCTTAGGCGCCGCAGACGGGACCACCTGGCAGTATCAACTGGTCAAGCGGCGGCAGGTGGGCGCGCAGACCTATGACCGGCCGATCTACCTGCCGGTGCTCTCCACCATCCACGTCTTGATGGACGGCGTCGCGCCGGCGGCGGCCAGCGGCGGCCCCTACACCGTCTCGATCTCGCGGCCGGGCGGGGTGGTCAGTTTCAGCCCCGTGCCGCAGGCTGGCCTTACCCTCACCTGGGGCGGCCTCTATGACACCGAAGTCCGCTGGGAAGCCGACACCAGTTTTGACGCCATCATCCACTCGCTGGATACGATCGGCGCTGCGGAAATCGACCTTGTGGAAGTGAGGCGCTGCTGATGGCCGGCCTATGGTGCGACCCGTTCGACCAATACCCCAACACCGCCTCGATGCTGGACGGGGTCTATGCCGAGGTGCACTCGGCCTGGGCGGTGTCCACCAGCCGCCCGCGCACCGGGACCAAGAGCCTGAAGTGCGTGCCCACCTCGGGCTCGGCCATGTATATCCGCCGGGTGTTCGGCGCCGCCAAAACCACCGCCGGCGTGGGCTACGCGGTATGGGTCAACCAGTTGCCCACGTTTGAGAACAATGCCTATTCCGGCCTTGGCTCCTGGCCGCTGTTTCTGTTCCTGGACGCGGCG